AAAGCATTGGAGGAAGAACCAGCGTCTGAAGGCGTTAAGCATTCTCCTAACAAGTTTTCGACTCAGCACAAGTCGGAAAATAAAAGATTAAACGGTGTAGAACGTGCGCTACATATCATTAACTCTCACAAATAATTATTATGAGTAATTTGAAAAAATACGATTTCGATATTACTGTAACTGACAACACCTATGCGGGTGAGTTAAGTTTGCCATATGTAACGGCGGCTTTACTAGGTGCAGAAACTATCGCAAACAATCGTTGTCGCCTTATTGAAGGTGTACAACACAAAGCGGTTATCAGTAACCTAGGCGTTGACGATCCTATCGTTGCGGCTGGTTGTGGATTCAACGACCAAGCGAACACTTCATTAACTGAATCAATTGTGACTCTTTCAGACCTTAGAGTAAACGAAGAGATTTGTCGCGGTACTATCTTCCCGACATTCATCGCGGCTCAAGGTTCTATGAATCGTGACGGCGACCTTCCGGTTGAGTTTACTGACTTCCTACTTTCAACAGTAGCTACAAAGGCGGGATCTCATCTTGAGTCTTTAATTTGGACGGGTGCAGCACCTTTCGGTACTGGACTTCTTTCAGATGACGGTACAATTGACGAAGGCGGTATCGACGCTTCTGCTATGAAGGACTTCATCGAAGCTGACCTAGGTACTGCGTTCTCTGCAAGTACTATCCTAGGACACCTTGACACAGTATTCGCGGCGGCAGCTGGAGTTCCTGGTATTCTTCAAAAGCCAGGCGTAGGTTTCTACGTTTCTTACGAAGCATACGCATTCTTCCTACAAGCTCAAGCGGCGCAGAACACAGGTCCAGGTTACAACCAAAACTTACAAGGTGCTACTTACTTAGGCTACCCAGTTTACCCAACTGCTGGTATTCCTAACGATGTAGACGTTGTTGCGTTTACTTACCCTGAGAACATCGTAGTAGGTACAAACAACTACACTGCTGACATTTCTACGCAAGTGATTCCGGTGTACCAATACGACGGATCAGACAACGTAAGAATTGCGATGCGTTTCGGCGTTGGTGTTAACGTTGCAGTACCTGGTGACGGTGTTGTAGGATTCAACTTTACTTAATACTTAAAACAATAAAAGATGGCTTGTTCAATTACAGCGGCTAGAGGAATCGATTGCCGCGATTCAATCGGAGGATTAAAAGCTATCTATTTTTGTAGCGACTATTGTTCGGACATTCTTGCCCAAGCTACGGTGACGGCGAGTTCGTACACAATTGAAACTGCTGGATTTGCAAACTGGGACATCGCTTCCGGTGGTGCGGTTACAGTTTTCAAGTACGACTTAGTTACTGATCTTAGTTCGTTTACGTCGGCGGTAAGTGCTGACAAAGCGACGGGCTCGGTAATGTTCAACCAAACACTAGACGTAGTATTACATAAAGTAGTAGCGGCTGACTTATATCAGCTTGGTTTAATCTCAAAAAATCGTGCGCAAATCTTCGTACAAGATAGCAACGACAACGTATTCCTTGTGGGAATCGAAGACGGTTGTTACTTAACGGGAGGTGACTCGATTGCAACGGGCACGGCTCGTACAGATATGAACGGTCTAACACTTAGCTTTACGGCTATGGAGAAAGATCCGTTGTACATATTACCGGCTTCGGCTGGTGCTGGTACTGCAAAGTTCCCATTCGATGGACTTTCAGACGAAGCAGACCTAACAATCACAACTGCGTAAGCGAGTTGAGAATATAAACAAGGAGGGGAACGTATTGCGCGTTCCCTTCTTTATTTCAAACAATTCGGTTGTACCTATATATTACATAGATGTTACAAATAAGAAACGCCAAATCCGGAGCGATACCAGTCGACGTTACGCAAAGTATCTACGTTACTATTGCCGAGCGTCAAACTATTGCACAAGACCTTGTTTATTATTTAGTGGAGTTAAAGTCGAATGTTTCGCAAAATTCTTTGTACTTTATACCGACTTCGGTTGTTGCTAGTAATGGACGCTACACAAAGTTGACGTTTACGGTAATAGATAACAACGAAACCGCAGATCCGGAAAACGGACGCTTTAAGTTCTACGGAGCAACCGGAGGAGTAAATGAATTTCCTATGGGTTTTTACTCTTACAACATCTACGAGCAAACAAGCTCGACAAACATAAATCCAAACCTAGCCGGTAAGTTACTGCAAGAAGGTACTGCGTACGTTTATAGTTACGACGGTAATATGGAAGAAGTAGAACCGGAGTTCAAAGAATGGGATAACGCACCTCAACAATTTGTATACGAATAATGAGTAAAGAGAATTTCAGCATTATAAACTACACGGACTCGGAGATTCCGAAGTTTGAAGAAAAGCAAGGCAAAAAGTACGTGACGTATGGCGCAGACGACTTGTACGGGGAATACTTGCGCGACTTGTTTTTAGCTTCTAGTACAAATGGTGCAATCATTAACGGCGTAGCCGATATGATATTCGGCGGTGGTCTAAACGCAACGGATAGGGAAGAGAACGATCAAAAGAAAGCGCAATGGCTAAGGCTTCAAGATCTACTAAGAAAGTCAGACGATGACCTTCTAAAGATGGTAGCTTTTGACCTTAAGTTGTACGGTATGTCGTACCTCAACGTTATATGGAACAAGGCACGTACCCAAATTGCTATGATTAAGCACTTGCCGGTTCACACGATAAGAAGCGGTGTTGCTGACTCTGACGGTTACGTTGACAAATATTACTACAAACCAAGCTGGAGAAATAGACGACACAAGGAAAAGACGATCCCAGCATTCAGCAACGAGGATAGAACTAGCGCGTCGACTTGCTTCCAAATAAGAAGGTACACTCCTTCGTATCATTACTACGCACTACCGGATTACGCCGGAGCGACTAACTATATCGAGTTAGACCGCGAGATTAGCGAGTTCCACCTTAACAATATCAGACGTGGGTTCTTCCCGTCTATGCTTCTTAGCTTCAAAAATGGAGTACCTACACAAGAGGAAAGAAGACGTATAGAACAAAAGGTGGTGCAAAAGTTTACTGGCGCAGACAATGCGGGACGTATTCTTATTACGTTCAACGACGGCGACGAAACTGCGCCTGAGTTTACACCTATCGACACAAACGGAGCAGACGCTATGTACGAACACCTTGCGTCGCTTGTTGGTGAGAAGATATTAACCGGACATAGGGTTACGAGTCCGTTGTTGTTTGGTATTAGATCCGAAGGTGGAGGTTTTGGAAATAACGCCGACGAGCTTCGCGACTCGTACTCTTTATTCAACAACACGGTTATTAAGCCTTTCCAGGATATACTACTAGACGCATTCGGTATGTTATTTAGCATTAACGGAATTGAGTTGGATATTTACTTTGAAACGGCTAAACCGGCTGACTTCTTAAACCTGGACGTTGTGGATTCTTTAGACGAAGCGGAAGCGGAAAAGGAAGGAGTTGCAACTGACGACTTTGAAAAAAAAAAGGATGTCTTTGCTGAGTCGATAACGGACTATCCGGACGCAGTTAGTAACAACGCGAAACGAGGGATCGAACTCAACGAAGCGGTAAACAACAAGTGCGCAACGCAAGTTGGTAAAGTAAGAGCGCAACAACTAGCGCAAAAAAAACCGATTTCAATTGATACGGTGAAGCGTATGTATTCTTACTTGTCAAGAGCGGAGGAATACTACGACGAAAGCGATACAAAAGCGTGTGGTACTATCTCGTACTTGTTGTGGGGAGGTAAAGCCGGTCTACGTTGGGCGAATAGTAAGCTAAAAGAGTTAGATCTTACACAAGCCGAACTAAGCGCAATAAACAAAGCGGAAGCCGCAGACATATTAATAGAGCGCGGAGAGTTTGAAGAGGACCTATTGAAAGACTTCGAACTAATCGACGCAAGAGAAGTAGACTACGAACTAGAAGACGCAAGGGACAACCTTTGGAAGTTCGCAACGGCTAAAGTTCCAAGTAGTAAACCGCAGACTATTTCAGAGCAAGATAACTCGGTGATCAAGGTTCGATACGTCTACGCACCGGATAAGAATAGAAAACAACCGGAGAACAGTCGTGACTTTTGTTCTAAAATGGTCGCG